TCATATCTGTGAGGCAGGCGAGTATGGATTGCAGCAAGCGGGCGAAGGTGCTGATGTTTTCAAGAATGAGGTTAGTAACTGGTCACAGCCAGTCCAGGCAGATAATTGGAGTGTGTTCTGATGGATATTGACTTTGGTGTTTCAAATGGAAATCTTACAGAGATTTGGATTGATGGCAAGAAAACAAACTTTATGGTTGAGAAAGAGTATCGGCCTAAGAAAATGATGTGGAAGCATGAATTGTCGGTACTGGTTAATGATAAGTTGGTAATAGCAACGTATCAGTTTTTTGATTCAGAGGATATCGGCCTTAATCAGGCAAATCTTTTGATTGAAGGTATACAGCTATCTCTAGAATCAAAATTTAATCTTGGCTCTGTGAGTTAATATCAATGGATACTCACCATGCTAATGATCTGGTGCACATAGTATTTCAGAAGAGTGCATACAAGCACTGGATATTTAAATTGCTGCATCCTGAGTTTCAACACTGCTACGCTATCAAGTCATCAAGAGGTGGTCACTATTGGACAGTAGTAAACCAAAGACGATCAGGCCTTGAGTTTGAGACAGAGCCAAAGGATTTGTACCCCACAGTTAGGGATTATGCCGGAAAGGATGCTAAGATAGTGACTATCAAGGTAGAACACAGTGAAAGAACAAAGATACACCATCTTTCAATGCTGAGTTGTGTGGATATTTGCAAAGCGGCTTTAGGTGTACGAGCGTTCTTTATTTGGACTCCATACCAGTTATATAAGAGGCTAACAAATGGATGATATTATTGCACCGGGTGCTAAAGAAGCTAAGAAGCAGGCAAGAGCGCAACAGGCACAACTAGAGCAGCAGCGTAAGAAAGAACAGCTGCGAGCAGCAGAGGCAGAAGATGAAGCTATGCGCCGCAAAGCAACAGCAGCTAAAGGCGGTACACGTGCATCACTTCTTGCTACAAGTGAGACAGGCGTACAAGCTAAACCAGCTAAGCTAGGGGGCTAAGATGCCACTTTCAGATTTAGGGTCAGTTGATGATCTGATCAAGCGTTTTAATGGCGCTCGAAAGAATTACGATGAAGCTAGATCTCTGCACCAAGAGACTTATGACTTTGTAGCGCCACAGCGTGAGACGTTTAGATTCTATTCGCCAGGGCAAGAAAAGAACCGTCATGTATTCGACTCTACGGCCGTAACAGCACTAGAGCAGTTTGCATCACGTATTAAAGGATCTGTACTTCCGTCATGGAAACAGTGGGTTCAATTGGTATCCGGCTCTATTGTCCCTGAGAACATGCAAGCTGAGATCAATAAAGATCTTGAAGAGGGCAACGACACTTTCTTTAATGCGTTGAATCACTCGAACTTTGATACCGAGATTAATCCGGCGTTGATTGATATGGGTGTTGGTACAGGTGCAATCATTATTGATGAAGGTGAATTCAATAGTGGTGATATGTTCCGCTTCACTAATGTGCCGTTGGCTGAGTTGTATGTAGAAAAGCCAATGCTTGGGCGTATTCGTTCTGGGTGGCGTAAACATAATATGCAGGTAGCAGCGGTTAAAGCTACATGGCCTGACGCCAAGATCCCAGAAAAGATTCTGAAGAAAGCTGAGCGTGATCCGTCTACTGAGATGGAGATTTTAAACGGTAACCTATTCAACCCTAAAGATGGTATGTACTACAACGTCATTATTCATCAGGGGTCCAAGACACTACTGTTTAGTCAAGAGTTTAAAACTCAGCGACTTATCATCTTTCGTTGGCATGTTGTGCCAGGTGAAAGTTATGGCCGCGGTCCTGCTATGCAGTGCCTTCCTGATATTCGCACGCTGAACAAGATTGTAGAGTTTAAGCTTCAGTCATTAGCTTTGGCGGTTGGAGGTGTATGGACAGGCATTAATGACGGTATCTTTAACCCGAATACAGTTCGCATTGCGCCTAAGACTATTATCCCAGTTGGATCAAACAACACGGCTAACCCTACGTTACGCCCGTTAGAGTTTGGTGGTGATCCTGCTTCAGTAGAAGTGTCTATCCGTGAACTCCAAGAGAAGATTAATACTTCGTTCTTCGCCAATCCATTAGGTGATATTACTGACCCAGTGCGATCTGCAACTGAGAACATGATTCGTCAGCAAGAGATGTTAAAACAGGCTGGCGCTTCATTTGGTCGTTTGCGTACTGAGCTGATTGAGCCATTAATGGAAGCTGGTATTGATATTTTGGTTGGCTTGGGTAGATTCCCTGAGTTGAATATTGATGGTGAAGAGGTGACGATTAAGCACGCCTCACCACTAGCTAAAGCTGAAGATATTGAAGACTTCCAGAATATTCTAACTTGGGCTCAGTCTAATATCGGGATTGTAGGACAAGAAGTGTTTATGGGAACAGCTAAGGTAGAAGACTTCCCGAAAGTAACAAGTGAAATGCTTGGTATTCCGGCAGCTTTGGTTCGTACAGAAGAAGAACGCCAGCAACTTGGTCAGGCATTAGTCGAAGCAGCGCAAGCACAAGCAGGAGGTAAAGGTGAACAACCCGTTTGATGAGCTAGGCAAACAGCCTGAATTTTCAGATGAAGATAAAAAGAATTTTGATAAACTAGACTATCTGATTCATAAAGTATTTGCTCAGACAGATGCAGGAAAGGAACTCCTAGAAATCTGGCAAGAGTCTTTACTTGTGACGCCTACTGTAGATCCTTCCTATAATGATTTACAGATAGGAATGAATGAGGGTTTCAAGACTTTCATTAGAAATATTATTTTAACTGTAAGAAAGGTAAACAATGATGAGTGACAACATCGAAGCAACAGAAGCAGTAGAATCTACCCAAGAAGCACAAACAACTGAAGCGCCAACAGAAGAGCGCTTTGATTTTGTACTTGATAAGTATCGCGCTGAAGGTAGATCGGAAGCAGAGGCCATGCAATTGCAAGCTCAGTCCTATGGTGAACTACAAAGTAAATTCGGATCATTTACTGGAGCTCCGGAAACTTATGAAGCAGTTCTCTCTGAAGAATTGACAGAGGCTGGGGTAGAGTTGATAGCAGATGATCCAATGCTTGAGCGTGCGTTTGAGATCGGTAAAGAACTAAATATGTCTCAAGAAGGCATGAACCAGTTAGTAGGTTTGTATGCTGAGATGCAATTGGCTGAGTTTAAGGCGGCTGAGATTGAGCGTGCAGAGAACATGAAACTACTGGGTGCTAATGCCAGCTCTCGTATCGATGGTATCAACAAGTGGATTGATGCTAATCTAGACAATGAGACAGCGGAAGGTTTGCGCGGCATTGCTACAACAGCTGAAGGCATTAAAGCTATTGAGCAACTAATTAGCAAAACCAAGGCTGCACCAGTAGCGCCAACTGATGGCAATCCTGTACCAAGCGTAACAGCTCAAGAGGTGCAGGAAATGCAGTTTGCCAAAGATGAACACGGAAACAGACGCATCAACACTGATCCAGAATTTAAAGCAGAGTATCACCGTAAGCGTGATGCTTTATACGGAACACAAGAAAACAGAACTATGATAGGCTAAGGCCAACTAAGGGAGGGATGCCCCCACATCCCTCTTTAAACCTTAGAAGGCACGACAATATTATCAGTATTGGGGGGTACTATGCCATTCACACAAGAAACTTTCACGCCTTTGGCGTCACAGGCTAACAGTAATAGTCCTAAATTATGGACATACCGAAGCCCTGACCCTATAAACACCATTATTGCCTTGGATTATTTTGCTGATAAGCGAAATCAATTAACCGAAGGTGATTTTATTATTATTGAAGCTGTAGACAGTAAGACCCTTGGTATTTTTATAGGTGATGCCGACGCAGGTTTTACTATTGAGCTTTATGGTGGTAATAGTGGTATTTCAGACGCACCAGCAGGCTTGCTATCAGTTCGTACAGCCGGAGAGTGGAAAAACTCTACAGAGATTAGCGGCCAGCCAATCTACAACTTTGATACTGACACTACACCAAGCAATCCTGGCCAAGGTTTTGTAAGGTTTGACAACACCGACTACTCATTGATTACTGAGGTGTACGCTCATAAACTTACAGAAAAAGGTACTGATATTTCGTCTTTGTTTGATAGAAGTGTACCTGGTGACTTTGGTGTTATCTCAAATTACATTGACGCTAAACAGGGTTTAATCTTTAAACTTCTTCAACGTCCTGTTGATAATGGTGATTGGTATACCCTTTATGTCGAGGTGTTAGTTCCTGGCAGCCCTATAGATGACAATGCGGATATATCTGTATTCCCGTTTCAAACTGGTATTAGATTCTTAAGAGATGGCGTCTCAGCCACTAATACACTAGCAAAGAGCACCACATCATTTTTCTTGGGTGGTGATGCACTGCAAAAAAACTTTATTGTTGATGCAGCTGGAACTTATGAGCTAGGTGTTATTTATCAATGGAGTCAAGATCGAAAAAATAGTCTGCATAGAGCGCGGGTTAGAATTGATGGTGTAGAGAATACTGACTTGAGGTGCTACCAGTACATGGGTGGTACTAACTTTAACTCAAGTGTGAGAATGACAACTCATGCATTTACTGAGGTTGAGTTGACTGTAGGGACTTATGACATTGACTTTCAATTCAGTACAGATCAAATAGGCCGAACAGCTTATACTTACTACCGCCGCTTATACTTGAGGAAGGTTAGCAATGACTGAGCACGTATATGAGAACAAGACCATTTCCAATATTCATGCCTTAGAGCACAGTTTGTATGAATTGGATACAAAAGCAGCCTTCAGTTATGACGGGTCAACTGTAGTTGTTGATACGACTGAGAGTTACACGAACACGTTAATTGCTGTTGATAGGGCGGTAGATGGGTCATTGTACTCAAATAAAGAAGGGCGCATACAAGAGATCAAAGAAAAGACCGAGCAATTACAGTTTGAGGGG